GCCGCTTCTTTATTTTATGATATGCTTTAAGGAGATAGGATAATGCCTACGCAATTTAAGACATATGATGCAACAGCAATCCGTGAGGATTTGTCTGATGTTATCTATGATATTTCACCAACGGATACTCCGTTCCTATCCAGTATTGCTGGTAAGGGCTCAGTATCTAACACTCTATTTGAGTGGCAAACAGATGCACTAGCTGCAGCTGTAATTAATAACTATCACGTTGAAGGAGCTGCTGCTGGTACGGCTGCAACTACTGCTACTGCTCGTGTCACTAACCAAACACAAATTTCTAAGAAAGTTGTTGAGGTTACTGGTACACACGAAAAAGTAAACAACGCTGGTAAGAAGTCTGAAATGGCTCACCAACTCGCAAAGGCTTCTAAAGAGCTTAAGCGTGATATGGAAGGCTCACTACTAGCTGACAACGCAGCTGCTGCAGGTAATGCATCAACTGCTCGTGAGACTCGTGGTGCTGCTAACTTCATTGCAACTAACGTAACTGACGCTGGTACTTCTGGTACTCACGCAGCAGTTGTTGAAGCTGACATCATTGCAGTAGCTGAGTCTACTTGGAATGCTGGAGGCGAGCCTTCAACTATGTTACTTGGTGCTACTAATAAGAAGTTAGTAACAGCTATGTCTGGTCGTGCTGATGCTATTCGCTCAGTTGCAGACAACAACACAACTATCCAAAATGCAGTTGATGTATATGTATCAGACTTTGGTACATTCAACATCACTCTTGACAGATACTGTGACCAAGATGTAATCTACTTCCTAGACCACGATATGTGGTCAGTTGATTACCTTCGTGATTTCCAAACTGTGGATATTGCTAAAGAAGGTGACTCTGAGAAGAAGATGCTTCTAGTTGAGTATGGTCTACGTTGTGGCAATGAAGCTGCCAACGGAAAGATCAGGTACACTACTGGTTAATAACTAACCTAATGACCACCCTGGGAAACTGGGGTGGTTTAACAATATGGCAATTGATACAAAAATCATAACGAATTTAGACGGAAGCCTTACAGTTGCTAGTCAGCAAGATGACAAGGCAGTCAAGAAAGTATCTGAATTTAATCAACAAGATAAGTTCAGGGCTGGAAGAAATGGATACAAAGGTGACTCACAATTTTCACACCGAGTAGCAAGGATACCTCTTATTGTAGTAGAGAAGATGATGAGAGAAGGTGTTTGGGGAAACCAAGAAAGAATGAAGGAATGGTTGAATCATCCTGATAACGCTCCTTGGAGAACTACTAAAGGAAAAATATAATGGCACTAGGTACATTTACAGAATTAAAAGATGCAGTAGCAGACTGGTTAGACAGGTCAGACTTGACAGTTAGAATACCAGACTTTATTGCTCTAGCTGAAACAAGAATTAATAGAGAGCTACGCATACGACCTATGGAAGTCAGAAGTAAAATGACTACTACATCAGGACAGCAATACTTTAATCTTCCTGGTGGTTACATTCAGATGCGTAACATACAACTCAATACAAACCCTACTACACCACTTGAATACATAACACCAGAGATGTTGGATAGACTATATGGTAGTAGCACAACAGGTAAGCCAAGAGCTTACACATTAATAGGTGATGAATTACAACTAGCACCTATACCAGATTCAGGATACGACTTAGAGATGGCTTTTTATGAGAAGTTTACACCTCTAGGCGATGGTTCTGCTGGTACTGTAACTAGCAACTGGCTCACTGTAAATGCACCAGATGTATTACTATATGGTGCTCTAATGGAAGCAGAGCCTTTTATTAAGAATGATGAAAGAATACCAGTTTGGTTACAAGCCTATAGAGATTCAATAGATAAGATACAAAAGGCAGACCAGAGAGACAGACATTCAGGTTCAGCTATGAGAGTAAGAAACATATACTCGGGAGTTGAAGGCTAATGGCCCAAAGCACTTGGTCGGCAGATTCTTTTACTTGGACTAATACAGGAAATGTATGGGCTAATACTACCTATATAGACACTGCAACATTAGCAGCCAATACTACACAAAGCAATGCTGGATTGACTGTATATCCAAGCACAGCAACATTAGCTGCTAACTCTACAATGACAAGTTCTGGTGGTTTTCGGTTAGTAGGTAGCATAGTATTAGGACTTAATGCAGGAAATACAGCAGCTACTCAGCAAGTATTTGTAGAGTCAGTAACACTTGCTTCTACAGAAGGATTAACAAGTGTTGGTAATAAATTATATGTAGACTCCATAACTATGGGAACTACTGTAAATATACCATTATCTGGAACTACTACTTGGGATTTAGAGACTGCTACTTGGTCTTCTGCAACTGGAAGTTTTGGATATTCTCCTCCTGTTGCATTATCGGTAACTGCCAATATAAGTCAGGTTATGCTGAATAGTCTTAATGCAGAGGACATAGAGAAGATTGCTAATACAGTTCTTGCAATGCAAGCTAATGTAGCTGCATCTGCTAACATACAAATTCCTGTGTCTGGAACAATGGCTAATGAACAGGATATGAAATTTAATATAAACTTTGAAGAAACTGCTACACTAGGAGCAACATCCAGCATTACTTCAATCAACAACTTCTTGTGGAATGACGAAGCAGAAGACACTGGTACTACTTGGACTAAGGTAAGTGACCCAGACGAATAATAATAACACTCTAAAGGAGAGAACAAATGGCATTAGATAATGTAGATTTAGGGCTGGCTAACTATTGGAAAGTTACTTGCCTTGATAAAGATGGTAATGTGAAGTGGGAAGAGAATAAGAAAAACCTTATTGCAACAGTAGGTTTAAATCATATTCTTGATGTACAATTTCACGGAACAACACAAGTAACAGCTTGGTACATAGGACTTAAGGCTGCTGGAACACCAGCTGCTGGAGACACTATGGCATCACATTCAAGCTGGGCAGAACTAACTGGTTATGCTGGAAACAGAAAGGAATGGACAGAAGGTGCAGCTTCATCTGGTAGTATGACTAACAGCTCAAGTGTGGACTTCACAATTAACGCAACAGCAACAGTAGCTGGAGCATTTTTAAATACAGCAGCGACAGGAACAAGTGGTACATTATATGGTGTAGTAGACTTTAGTTCGGCACGTTCAGTAATCTCAGGTGACACACTACAGGTAACAGTAACAGTAACAGCTGCTTCAGCATAAGGAGTAACTAATGGCTTTAGAAGATTTAACAGGCACTAAATATATAGATGACCTTAACTCGTCTAACCCAGCAGCAGGTGATAATGTCTCTGAGGGTGATGACCATATACGAGGAATTAAGAATGTATTAAAGACTACATTCCCTAGTATTGATGGTGCAATCACAGCCACGGATACAGAAATTAATTATGTTGATGGTGTGACTAGTAATGTACAAACCCAGCTAGATGCAAAACTGCCTCTGGCTGGTGGTGCTATGACAGGAGCAATCACAACTAACTCTACATTTGATGGTGTAGATGTTGCTGCTTGTAATACTACAGCTAATGCTGCCTTGCCAAAAGCAGGTGGCACTATGACTGGAAATATTGTAAGTGGTGATAATGTTAAAGCTACATATGGTACAGGTGCTGACTTAGAGATTTATCACGATGGTAGTGATAGCAAAATAGTCGATAAAGGCACAGGAAATATGCTCCTTTTGACAAATGGTAATTTCTATGTACAGAATGAAGCTGGTAGTAAAACTATTATCAGAGGAGATGTTGATGGTGCTGTAAAAAATTACTATGATAACAATTTAAGACTTGAAACAACTAATGCGGGTGTTTCTGTAACAGGTTCTATTACTCCAACAGGAAGTATTACACACACAAGTGACTTAAACTTAGATGCAGCTTCAGACATTGTTCTTGATGCTGATGGTGGAAAAATAAGGTTTAGAGACGCTGGCACAGAAATAGGTAGGATAGTAATAGACAACAGCCAAGATTTAGAAATTGTTTCCTCAGTAGCAGACAAAGACCTCAAATTTAAAGGTAATGATGGTGGTTCAACTATAACTGCTCTTACACTTGATATGTCAGCTGCGGGTGCAGCTACTTTTGGTAGCTATGTAGATTTGCAAACTAACAATTTATATCTTTCTGACAGTGCTAAAGCTAACTTTGGTTCAAGCGAAGATTTGCAAATTTACCACGATGGACAACATTCATATGTTCACGATACTGGTTCAGGTAATTTATTTTTGAGAGGGGAACAAATTATTCTCAAATCTCAAACAGATAATGATGACTATATGAAGTGTAACGAGAACGGAAATGTAGAACTTTACTATAGTAACGCTAAGAAACTTGAAACAGAAACAGGTGGTGTTTCAGTAACAGGTAGTGTTTGGGCTTCGGCGGGAAGATTTGGATTAGACTCTAACGACCATATTGACATCGAAACTACTACTATACAGTTCAAACTTAATGGCAACGAAGAAATGCGACTTGAGGCTGATGGTGACTTACACGTTGATGGCGATGTTATTGCTTACTCAACTACAGTTTCAGATGAAAGACTCAAAGAAAACATTGAAGTTGTTGAAGGTGCTTTAGATAAAGTCAAAGAACTTAAAGGTGTGACGTTTACTCGTAAGCAAGATGGAGTAGAGTCTGCTGGTGTAATTGCACAAGATGTCGAGAAAGTATTGCCTCAAGCAGTTAAGCATAAAGCCTTACCACTACAAACTGGTAATGATGAATTGTTTAAGACTGTTCAGTATGATGCCCTACACGCATTACTTATTGAATCAATCAAGGAGCTTACTGCGAAAGTAGAAAAACTGGAGAGCAAATAATGGCTTTACAAGAAAGTGGACAAATAAAATTATCTGAAATACAAACAGAGTTTGGTGGCTCTGCACCTACACAACTTAGTGAATACTATGATGGTGGTTCTTATGTTCCCGGTGGAGTAAACGCTAACATCCCTGAGTCAGGGCAGATAAAAATGAGTAACTTTTATGATGGCATAGACTGGGTGTCTGGAAACGCATCATTCACAAGTACACAATCTTGGACACCTCCTACTGGTACTAACTCATCGACTGTCTTTACTGTCACCTTAGTTGGTGGCGGTGGCGGTGGTGGTGGAGGAGAAGGTAACGGTGGCGGAGGTGGCGGTGGCTACGAAGGTCAGACTGTTACTGGACTCAGCGGCTCTGCTATAACCATTACTATCGGTGGTGGTGGAGGCGGAGGTCGAGGTGATGGAAACTACGGAGGTAACTTTGCTGCTAGTGATGGCGGTACTACTTCTTTCGGCTCACATCTTTCTGCTACAGGTGGTGAAAGAGGAACACACATTCAACAAGGTAGTTCACAAGGTGGTGGTGGTTCACCAGGTGGTGGCAATGGCGGTAATGACTACGGTAACTCTAACGGTGGTACTGGTGGTGATTCGCAAGGTAATGAAGGTGAAGGTGGCTCTAAAGGTATGGGAGCTTATGGTGAAGGCGGTCACGGTGGTGCTTATGGCGGCGGAGGTGGCGGCGGAGGCTGGTCAGGCGGTGAAGGTGGTAATGGTCACGCTGGAAGACTCTACGTTAGTTGGTAAATTAAAACACAGGAATAATTATGTTATATGTAGAAATTAATAAAAGTACAGGTGCTATAGAAAACGGAGTTTGGACAGCAGATGTCTTACCTGAGTTTGCAGATGATTACCCTTACGTTGCGAAAGAAGTGAAAGCTCATCCTACGGACTGGTATCAGCAAACATTTGGTAATCACATTATTGAAGGTCAAACTTTTACTCAAGACACAGGAACAATCAACGATACACAAACAAGTCTTAATATTAAAAATAGACAATATTTGATGCACACAGATTGGTATGTTCTTAGAGCTACTGAAGGTGGAACTGCTGTTCCATCAGACATTACAACAAAAAGAGCAGAAGCAAGAGCAGCAGTTGTTGAGTAATTTGTAATCTTCTTGGGAGGAGAGTATGAAGATACACAAAAACAATCTTGGAGATTTTGGCTATGTATATATTGAAAATGTGTATACAAGACAAGAGCTCAAGGATATAAAAAAAGAAGTAGAAAATATAACTTGGATGATGGACAATGTTCCAAGCATACAAGAAGCTAGAAACCAGCATTCTGCTAGAACAGAAAACGATGAATTTAAAATGACTGGTAACGGATTACTTGTAGATAGGGTTTACACAAAAAGA